CGGCAATAACTACTACGTCATTTGCTGTTGCACCGTTAGCAAATATTTCATACGGGGCAGCCTTAATTTCATACAAGTCACCAAAATTCATTGTAGGGTCGTTAGGTACTAGCACAGCAGAACTTATTAACTCACCTACTTGCGAATGCAAGTACGCACTCAATTCGCTGAAGTAGAAAGTATCTCCAAATGTCCAAAAATTAATATTGAAATAATCGTTCATTGCAGAAAGAACTGCACTTCGAATTTCACTATCACTTGCATTAGTAGAAGATGATTTAATAACTTTAACTGTGGCTCTTAATGCTGTTGGAGCTTTAGGTCCAAACAATGGCAAGAACACAACACTATTTAAAATTATACTATCACTTAACATCTTATAATCATTTAATGTTCCGTATGCTTGTTGCAATTCATTAATAGTAGGACGATCTGGTTCAATTACTGTGTTAGTAGTATCTTGAATCCAATTCTGATATGCAGTATAATATGCCTGTGTAACTAGATACAAATCAATAATGTTTGTAGTTGCAGGGTCAATACGTGTTGTATTATTACTATTATGACGATATTGAAACTGCAACCCTTGACGACCTGATTTCATACTATATTGAGGTTGTTCAATAACTAGGTAATACGGAGTGTTAATCGTTTGGTCTTGTATAGTTGTGTAGAATAAATTATCAGTATATGCATAGAATAATTGACCCTGAGGATATTCATACTTAACTATTTCAATTTGAGTTTTATTTGCATATTGATAAACAACCTCACCTGATGCTATTAATTGATAGCGTGATAAATTAACAGCATCTTGTATTAATTCAAAGAAAGTATATATACCAATATTTGTGTTACCATTGACATATCCAGTAACTTCAGTAAAGAAATCTGGGTTACTAACAATAGTTCTATCATTAACATCAATGCTAGCTACTTCTACTTCAAAGTCATTTACATAGCCATCACTCTCTATTGTCTGTCCAATAATACTTACTGGCACTGCATTTGTTAATGGATAGTTACTACCGGGCTGTGTGTTGGTAGTTAATACTTTTACAAAATCTTGTAATACTTTACCTGTAACAGGGTCATATACCAACTTACCACTTTCGTATGTAAATCTAGTGTCGGCAACACTACCAAAATAATATGCTAAAGAACGATATGCTACACTATAACGGTTATTACCTACACTTTGTAAATTTACAAAATAGTTACTAGCATTATATGCACCAATACTCCAACGATCTTGCGCTACTGTTAGACTGTTATTGAATATCAAACTAAAGCTTTGATTTAATTCCATTCTAACAATACATTCCTGTAACACTAAATTAGGCAATGAATTGTCGAATGCAGGAATTATTGTAGATACAATTGCGCCCTGCGGCACATACCCATTTAATGTTATCGGACCGGTACCATTACTAAAAGCACCCTCACCGTTATTATATCCGTCACCCACTACATTTAACACAGTAGTCCAAATGTATGTGGCATCTGATGGGCTTGCAATGCCGGCTACTAAGCGATTGTTATTATTAAAATAATAACCACTCGGGGCGATAAACTTAATCATTGCACCTTTAGTTACATATTTCATATTATATGATGAATACGTTCCTACAGAAACAGGTACATTAGCACTTCCATTTATATTATAAAAATATCCAGTTAAACTATTAGTGTCAACTGTTTCTTCTTGCCAATATACTGTGTTATCACCCGATGCGGCATTGACACTGTAACGTGTATAATTTTGAATGTAATACTGTCTTGCTCGATTGTCTGCTAGCAATGAAGCCAATGTATCTGTCAAGAAAGTAATAATATCACCAGAACTATTAATAGTTAATAACTCATTGCCATTAGTGCTATCTTGGTACATACCACCATCACTTGCAAATGAATTGGTACTGGAGTATTTTCCGGTAGGATCTAACAGGTCTAAGTTTTTTGATACACCAACAGAACTACGGTTAATAGCTTTGCTTTTAATAATAGAACTGTATAATGTATATGGGAAATTGTTGTAATCTTCACCATTAACCATTCTATTCTGTGTGTAGTAGCGAGTAGGGGCACGTTGTTTAATGTTTGCTAATGTTTCTCTTGCCTGTGCGTTTGACACTGGTGTCTGTAATTCTAATCCTAATGTAAGTGTTTCTGTTCGTCCTACTCTACTAATATAACTTATTGAAACTGATAGATTCTGCATTTCAGTTGGATCAATCGTATATGTCAATGCATTACCTGCACGTACATATGCTCTAAATGTTCCAACTGGAATTTCGGAAAATACTCCATCACCAAAAGTATAACTAACTTGGTCATTAAATCTGCTAGCTACAGCAAATATTCTACGAATACTACTTTCAGTTTGAAGGTAAGCATCCGCATATACATTTTCTACTTTATTCCATAATGTCCTAGTAGTTGTATTACTATTATCGGTACTCAACTGATATAGCCAAGTATCGGTGTTGTTGATACCTTGAATATCAACATCAACTACTTGATTACTAATCTGTTGTGCTAAATTAAAATCGTAAGTCTGTAGATTTCCTTGTTTAAAATAAAAGAAGAAACCTGTATTTGGACTACCGTAACCTAATTTATCGTTACGATATAGCATATTAAAACGTCCGCTAGGAGCAGGAGGAATTTCATATACATAATCTTCATCTAAACTAGTTACACTAACTAATTCAAAATTCATTGTAGTGTTATCTACTGTAGCACTAAACGGTATAATTGGCAAACTAGTAGATGGAATATTAATAGCATATTCATCAGTCTTAATACCTAAAATTTGTGAGGTATTTCCTGGACGACCAACACGTTGACTATTAACTAGTGTTGCATTTATTACTGTATTAAATTGCTCTAGCCAATTAATATTTGCAGGGTCATTCCATAATACTGTTTGATTACTTAAATTAAATCCATTTAAGTCAGTAATATTTTCACTTGTTTGAATACTTACTACTTTGATATAGCCCTGACCTGCTAAATTACGTTTAGGAGTATAGCTAACCAAGTTTGCTAGTTTAACAACACTATCTCTACGTTCCGCAGTATCAATAAAGTTTTCACGTGCGTTTAAGTCGCTACGGAAAGCTAAACCCTGACCCATAAAAGCCATAACGTCTAATAACGCTATAAACTCTGATGATTCAATATAATCATTGAATGTTTCCGGATAGTAAACTCTTAGATAATCTATGAAACTTTTGCGTAGTGTTTCATAGTCATATGAACGGAAATCGGCTTCACGGAAGGTTTGATAAATTGCCTTCCAATCGTTAACGCCGAATAGTGCTGATTGTCGTGAACTTGTAGCCATAATGGTATTCTCTTTTAAGTATTTATCTTAAATGAAAACCACACTTTTGGAAGATATTATTGAATAACTGCAGTACTTGTACTATTATTGAAGAAAACGCTTAATGCTTGTGCATTATTGAATGGGGTAACCGCTATTTCCATTTCAATTAATATGCCATTTTCTTGTGGGTAAGCACTAACGGTATTGACTATCAATCTCGGATCTTGATTTGCAACTCGTCTAAGTTCTGTTTCTAATTTGTTCTGTACATCAAACGTATTTGGTTCAAAAACAAAACTCCAAAGAGTAGTTCCGTAACCCGGATTCCCAACTTTTTGTCCCTGTTGAATATTCAATGCATTAATGAAATCTTGTATAACCAACTGCTCGTCCACTAGCTTAAACTTTTTGCCAGGAATCACTGGTTGTACCATAGAACCTACTCCACCAGCAATACCAGCTGGTAAATTAGTAGAACGGGGCTTGTTAGAGTTAATAGTACTGAAACCAATGTATGATGGCATATTTTATCCTATAACGTATTTATGCTATGCTGTTTCGCTCGTTTAGCAGTTCATATCCTTTTTTCTGAATTGCTAATAATTGTGACCTGTATTGTTGTGTTGTTTCGTATATTGCCCTGACTGACGGGTCACCTGCAGGTAAGTTATTATTTGCATTTTCATATGTTTCGGCAGACGCATTATATTGTGCTCTAACCGTTTTAGCTTCCTCGTTTAAAGCCTCTAATTTTGCATCAATTTCTTTATACTTTTCTTTTTTTGTATCAAGCGTAGACAGTCCAGCTTTATATGCATCTTCACTAACACCTGCAAAGTTTGGTTCCGGTATTCTAGAATCTCCAAGTATGTCTCTTGTCTGTGCGGTATCACGGGTATTTGTATTAATAGCTACTGTAGGTAGCTTTAATGAGTTTCCTCCTGACCCAGAATTTGGAAAAGAACTAACTAATGCTTGTAATTGTGATGCTACCCCTGTTGGCAATCCTTCGAAGGCTAAGTTAGATAATGTTTTCTTACCACTCTTTAAATCATCTAACCCTTTTGTTAATGCTCCTACTGCTCCTGTGGCTGCTGACAATGCACCAGATGATGCTAGAGGATTAATTGATGCTATATTAGATATACCATTTGTAATTGCGCTTGCTTGGCCGGCTAAAGCTGTGATGGCTGCTACCCCTGGTGCATTATTAACGGCACCGAAGGCATTGTTAACTACAGAAGCAACTACACCAGCACCACCGGGTAATGCTCCCAATCCAGTAGATAGGTTTGCTGTTATACCTGTTGCCGTTTTTAATAATCCGCTGGCTGCCCCTGTTACTGCACCTAATGCACCTGTTAATCCACTAGTTACTGAACCTAACGCACCTGTTATTCCTCCAGTAACAGCACCTAACACACCTGCTATCCCACCGGTTGATGGAGCCTGTGCGGCCGCTTGTGCTTTTTCTGTTATATCTTTAATATTTTGAGGTACTCCGGCTTGTAATGTAGGGAATGCTCCGGTGATGGCTGCAAATGCACTGCCTGCTACACCTTTAGCACTGTCTAATAATCCTGCTATTCCACCTATAGCTCCTTTAGCCATTCCACCTAATGCACCTGCAATACTACTTAAACCACCTGTTACGGTACTTGCTAAGTTACCAGCAAAATTACCTGCTGATACTAAACTGCTAGCTGACCCTAATACACTATTCAATGCACCTGTTGCCGCACCTACTACATTTGCCACTGCACCATTAACTGCTCCGGTTACTGCACTGGCTGCATTGCTAACTAAGTTTACTGTATTTTGTACTCCTACGGTAGATGCTGCCATTACTAAACCGGCAATTACCGTGCCTGATTCTTTTCCGGTAATTAATCCACTAGTGGTTAATGCTTTTTGTGCTATTTTTAATCCAACAACCGCTCCGGCAACTTGTGCCACTG